GTCTACGCGCGGGCGCTGGCGCGGCACTACACGGCCAATTGGACCGAGGCACGCTGGCAGAACCTGATCGCCGAGCGCAGCGGTCCCGGCGCCGCCGTCCAGGGCGACCTGCTGGACCTGGCGGCGGCGCCGGAGGCGGCGGATGCGGCTCTCGCCGCAGCGCGGCAGGCGGCTCTGGCGGAAGCGGAGGCCGCAGCGGCGCGGGCCGAGGTGCAGCGGGTGCAGCAGGCCGCAGCGCGGCAAGCCGCGCGCCGCCCGCCGCCCACGACATGGGGTCACGCTCCGACCTGGGGCGCATCGGGATGGTGAGGTGGGCATGAGCGGCAGCACAGGCTGGTCTGCGGCGCAGCTCCAGACGCTTCGCGAAGCGATTGCGCGCGGTGTGCTGGAGGTCGAAGGGCCGGACGGTCGCCGCGTGCGGTACGCGGACCTTGACCAAATGATGCAGGCGGCGACGACCATCGAGAATGACCTGATCGCGCGCGGGCTGCTTGCGCGGCAGGGCGCGCCGGCGGTGCAGTACGTGGCGTTCTCGCGGGGCTGATGGCGTGAACCTGCTTGACCGCGCCATCGCCTGGGCCTCGCCCGAGGCCGGACTGCGCCGCGCGATGCACCGGCAGATGCTCGCGGAAATTGCGGAGCGGCGGTATGCTGCGGGCCGCACGGATCGGCGCACGCAGGACTGGCAGCCGAGCGCCGGCATGCCTGACCAGGTGCTGCAAAGCTCGGCCGACCTTCTGGTGCGGCGATCGCGCGAGCTGGTGCGGGACAACCCGTGGGCGGCGTCGGCGCTGCGCCGACTGCCGGCCAGCATCGTCGGCACGGGCCCGACGGCGTCGGTGCAGGCCGACGCGCAGCGGGTGCGCGGCCAAGTCACGGCGGACTGGAACGAATTCCGGGAGACCGGGAACGCGGTCGGGCGCGAATCCTGGGACACCTCGCTGATGCTGTTGATCCGGACCGTGGTCGAGGCCGGAGACGCGCTGGTCGTCTGGGAATACGCGGCGAGCGGCGAGAGGCGCATTCCGCTGCGCTATCGCGCCCTGCCGCCGGAGTACCTCGACCGGACGCGGCTGATGAACAGCGTGGACGGGAACACGATCACGGGCGGCGTTGAGACAGATCCGAACGGCCGAACGGTCGCCTTCTGGATCTACGACCGGCATCCGCAGGACACGCTCTACGGCCGGCCGCCGCAGAGCCGGCGCTACAGCGCGGACATGGTCGACCTGGTGTTCGAGCCGCTCTGGCTGCACCAGCGCCGGGGCGTGCCGTGGCTCGCGCCGGTGGCGCTGACCGCGGACGATCTGGCCGAGTACGACAAGGCGGCGCTGTGGAAGGCGCGCATGGCGGCCAGCTTCGGGCTGGTGCGAAAGAAGGTCGGTCCGACGGCCTCAGACCTGGGGCCGGCGACGACGGACGAGGTCGGCCGGTCGGTGGTCAGCCTGGGGCCGGGCATGGTGGTGAGCCTCGAGCCAGGCGAGGACGTCTCCCAGCTCACGCCGCCGCCGGACGAGAACTTCGATCGGTTCTGGATGACGCGGCTCTACGCGATGGCCGCGGGTCTGGGGCTGCCCTACGCGAGCCTGACCGGCGATCTGCGGCAGGCGAACTACTCGAGCCTCCGCGAAGGCAAGCTTCTGTTCTGGGAGCTGGTGGACGGCTGGCAATGGCACATGGTGCACGACCAGGTGCTGCGGTCGGCTTGGAGGCGGTTCGGGCGGGCGCGTGTAGCGGTCGGCCGGACGCTTGGGGGCGTGCTGCCGGCGGTCGAGTGGAGCTTTCCGAAGCGTCCGTGGGTCGATCCCGCGAAGGATGTGGCGGCGCTGAAGGAAGAGATGGATCTTGGGCTGGCGACCTGGCCGGATGCGGTGGCGGGCCGGGGCCGGGATCCGGAGACGCAACTCGCCGAGGCAGAGCGGTGGGGGCCGCGGCTGGCGAGAGCGGGATTTCCGATCGGTCGCGGGATGGCAGCAAGTGGCCCGGCCTCGCCGACCGCGGCTCCGTCAGCGGGCGCAGGTGGCTCCGCCGCGGACACGCCGCCGGCTGACCCCGCGCCTTAGGACAAGGGAACATGGCGATGGATGCCACGGACGCGCCGGATGGCGCGGCCGGCGATGTCGCGTTCCGGCGCCTGGCGCCCGGCACGCTCTCCGCCGGGTTCACGCCCCAGACGTTCCGCGCCGACGACGCCGGTGCGACGGTCGAGGTGATGGTGAGCACCGGCGCGCCGAACCCGCTGCGCGACCCCGTCACCGGCATGCGGTTCGCCGAGACGCTTGTCGTCACGCCGGAGGCGGTGCGCCTGGCGCGGCTCAACGCGGGCGCGCCGGTGCTGATCGACCACCGGAACGCGGTCGACGCGATCGTCGGCGTGGTCGAGCGGGCGTGGATCTCCGGGGGCGAGCTGCGGGCCGCGCTTCGCTTCGCGACCAGCGAGCGGGCGCAGGCGGTGGCCGGCCTCGTGCGCGACGGAGTGCTGCGGAACGTGAGCTGCGGCTACGTCCGGTGGCGGGCGCAGGCGATGGAGCCGCGCCGGCCGGACGACGCCGGCGAGCTCCGCGTGACGGACTGGGAGCCGATGGAGGTCTCCTTCGTCGCGGTACCGGTTGAGGCCGGCGCCGGCGTGCGCGCGGCGGGCGAGATGCCCGAAACCGAAATTCTGTTCACCAGGGCCAGCGAAGCCGCTGCCCGCAACCCGGAGGTCCAGATGGATCCGACCGAGAATCCGGGCGCGCCGGCCGCGCCCGAGCCCCAGACCGCCCCGACCGTCGATGTGGAGGCGATCCGCATGGCCGAGCGCGCTCGCTGCGCGGACATCTGGACCCGGGCGGCGGCGCTCGGGCTGCACGACCTGGGGCAGCAGCTCATCAACGACGGGGTGACGCTCGAGGCGGCGGCGCTGCGCTTCGTCGATGCGATGCAGCAGCGGACGGGCAACCCGCCGGCGCCGGCGGCGCCGCGGATCGAGGTGCGGCACTCGCACGAGGACCCCGCGCAGATCCTCGACGCCATGGGCGATGCGCTGGCGGTGCGGTCCATGCCGAACTTCAAGGCCGGCTCCGACCGCTTCCGCGAGTACGTCGGGCTGCGTCCGACCGACATGCTGATCGAGCTGGCGCGCGCGCGCGGCCAGCGCGTCGGCCCGCGGGACCGGATGGCGCTGATCGAGCGCGCCTTCCACACCACGTCCGACGTCCCGCTGCTGCTGGCGAATGCCGGCAACAAGATGCTGGAGGCGGGCTACCGGGCGGCGACGCCGAGCTACAAGGAGGTCTTCGCGCGCCGGCGCTTCAACGACTTCAAGGCGCACAGCTTCCTGACCGTCGGCGATTTCCCGACGCTGCAGACGCTGGAGGAGAGCGCCGAGATCCAGGCCGGCACCGTCAGCGAGAAGCGGGAGCAGGTCACGCTGAAGACCTACGCGCGCCAGGTGCGGGTGACGCGCCAGCTCCTGGTGAACGACGACCTCGGCGCCTTCACCGACTTCGCGGCGATGATCGGCCGCCGGGTGGCGGACTTCGAGAACACCACGGCCTACGCGCTGATGATGACGGCCGGCGGCGACGGCCCGACGCTGGCGACCGGCAGCGCGGCGGTCTTTGGCACGGGCACCTCCCGGGCGAACAAGGCGGGCACCGGCGGCGCGATCAGCGAGACCACGCTGGACGCGGGGCACGCGGCGATGATGGCGCAGACCAGCATCGACGGGATCCGACTCAACCTGACGCCGGCAATCCTGCTGACCGGCACGGCCTACCGCGGCACCGCGCTTCGCTACACGACGCGCATCTCCCCGGAGAGCGGCGCGAACGTCGGCCTCTACAGCAACCTGCGGCCGGTGGCCGACGCCAACGTGACCGGCAACCGCTGGTACCTCTTCGCGAACCCGAGCGATGCGCCGGTCTACGTCTACGGCTACCTCAACGACAACGAGACGCCGATGATCCGCACGGACACGCCGATGGGCGTGGATGCGGTGGTGGTCGAGGTCAAGCACGACTTCGCGGTCGGCGCGGTGGACCACCGCGGCGGCTACTTCAACGCCGGCGCCTGATTGGCGCGCCTGACCTGGCCGGCGGCGCTTCGGCGCGCCGGCCGTTCCTCCGAACCCGTTCTGAGAAGGCGTCCCTTCCATGCGCAACTATGTCTACACGGGCGATGCGATCGAGGTCACCGCCCCCGCCACCGTCTCGGCCGGCCAGCTCGTGAAGCTCGGCACCGCGCTGATGGGCGTGGCCTGCGCCGACGCGGCCAGCGCCGCCGCCGTCGTCATCGCCCGCCGCGGCGTGTTCGACCTCTCCAAGGCGAACGGCTCGAGCACGAGCCTCGCGGTCGGCGACCTGGTCTATGTCTCGGCCACGGCCGCAAACGTCACGACCTCGGCCAGCTCGAATACGCTGGTGGGCACCGTCATCGCCGCGGCGTCCAACACCGACACGACCGTCCGCGTGGCGCTGGCCGAGTAGTGCGCCCCGTCGTGATCCGGCCCGGCGAGGAAGGCCCCGCCGGCGAGCCTTGCACCGGCCTTGTCATCGCGACGCCGACCTATGGAGGCATCGCGGCCGGCTATGTCGGCAGCCTGCTGGCAACCCAGGATCTGCTGCGGCGCGAAGGCGTGCCGGTCGGGGTGATGTTCGTGAGCGGCGACAGCCTAGTGCAGCGCGGGCGAAACAAGCTCGTGGCCGAGTTCATGACCGGCCCCGCGTCGCATCTGCTGTTCATCGACGCCGACATCGAGTGGAAGCCGCAGGACGTGCTTCGACTGATCGGCCACGGCCGCGACATGATCTGCGGGGCCTATCCGAAGAAGCAGTTCCCGCCGGTCTTCGCGCTGTTGCCGCGGCTCGACGCCGAAGGGCGGTCGCGGCGCGATCCGCGCACCGGCGCGGTGGAGATTGAGGCCGCGGCGACCGGCTTCTTGATGATTCGCCGCCAGGTCTTCGCGCGCATGATGCAGGCCTATCCGGAACTCCGATACCAGGCCTATCGGTCGGACGGGATCAGCGAGGCGGCGCGCGAGTTCACCTACAGCCTCTTCGAGTGCATCACGACGGCAGGCGCCTACTACTCCGAGGACTACGGATTCTGCCTGCGCTGGCGTCACATCGGCGGCGACGTGTGGGTCGATCCGGCCATCGAGCTCGTGCACCACGGCATGCACGGGTATCGGTGCGACCCGCGCACCATGTTCAGCGACGCGCCGCGCGCCGAAGCGCCGCCGGCGGATGACGACGCGGCTTTTCGCGGATCGCTGGCGGCAACGCTCGCGGCCTCGGCCGCCGCGGCGGCGGAGTAGCCCGTGGGCGACGCGTTCGCGGCCATGGATTCAGTGCTCTGCGCCGATCCGGACCTCTCGTCTTCGGTCTCCTATCTCTGCCTGGGTGACAGCAGTCCGGCGGACCGCTTCACGCTGACCGGCATCCTGCAGCGCCGCGCGGCCGAGCTGCTCGGGCGCGACGGCGTGCCGATCGCCGGCGTCGAGGTGGTGCTCTTCGCGCGGCTCGCCGACTGGCCGTCAGGGCGCGAGCCGCGGCAGGGCGACACGCTGATCCATGGCGACCTGCAATACACGGTGGCCGAGGTGCAGCCGGACGCGATCGGCGGCGTGCACCTGCGCCTGACCGGCCGGGTGGCGGCGCCATGACGGCCCCCACGCGCTCCGGGCTGCGCGGCCAGGCAGTGACCCGGCTGACTGCGCAGGTCTCGGCGGTCGGCGGCCGGGTCTACGCCTCGCGCTCGCTGCCGCTGCCCGGCAGCGCCACGGACGCCGGCACGGCCGCGCTGCCGGCACTGCTGGTCTATGTCGACCAGTGGGAGCGCAGCGCGCGTGCCGGCTACGGCGCGGGACACGCCTACCAGACGCAGGTGGTCCTGTCGGTCGACGTGGCGGCGGAGGGCGCGACCGAGGCGGCCGTCGAAGCCTCCCTCGATGCGATCTCCGCCGCCGTCGAGACGGCGCTGCTCACCGACGCGACACTGCTCGATGCGCTGGAGGCGGTGCCGCAGGTGCAGACGGTGCGGGAGGTCTCGGCGATGGGCGACCGGATCGCTGGCCGCGACCGGCATGGCTACGTGCTCCGCTGGACGGAGCTGGTCGCCCCGTGATCGCGGTTCCTCCCTGGTGCAGCTACTGGCGCGATGCCGCGGCGGTTGGCGAGGGCGGCTGGGACATCGTCACGATCGAGGCGGTACGGCCGCATCTGCGGCGCCGCGGCGTGGCGCTGGACGGTGGCGCGCATGTCGGCACCTGGTCGCGCGTGCTGGCCACCGACTTCGCTCGGGTGGTGGCGGTGGAGCCGGCGCCGGAGAACGCGGCCCTGCTGCGGCAGAACACCGCGCACCTTCCCGGTGTCGACGTGGTCGAAGCCGCGCTCGGCTCGGCGCCGGGAGAGACGCGCGTCGCGCTGGTCGCGACGCAGGGCGTGAACAGCGGCCAGTACGCGGTCGGCGAGATCGGCCGCCCCGTGCCGATGGTGACGATCGACGGGCTCGGGCTCGCCGGGCTTGGCCTGATCAAGCTGGACCTCGAGGGCTACGAGCTGCCGGCGCTGCGCGGCGCGGTCGCCACGCTGCGGCGTGAGCGGCCGGTGGTGGTGGTCGAAGACCTTGGCTGGGAACGGCTGCATGGGCTGCCCGTGGGCGGCGCGGCGGCGTTCCTGCGCGGGCTCGGCTATCGCGTCGCGGCGCGGTCCGGTTCCGACCTGATCCTGATACCGGAGGGCTGACCGATGTGGGTCCGCTTCGAGAAGCGCGCGTCGAAAATCTTCCCCGACCGCAGCGCATTCTACTACGTGCCGGACGACTGCTTCGACCTGCCGGAGGAGTGGTGCCGGCCCTGGATCGCGGAGGGCCTGGCGGTGCAGGTGGCGCCGCCGCCTTCGCATAGCGTCGGCGAAGCGTGGGTGCCGCCGGTGCTGGGCGACGAGCCGCTGACGGTGGCCTGCGTCTGGAAGAGAGGCGAGAGCACCTACGACCAGCACGACTACATCACGCCGCTGCGGAACGCGGTGGCGCGCCACCTGCCGCAGCCGCACCGCTTCGTCTGCCTGACCGACGCCGAGGCGGTGCCGGAGGGCGTGGAGCGGATCCCGCTGCGGCATGGCTGGCGCGGCTTCTGGTCGAAGGTGGAGCTCTTCCGCCCCGGGCTCTTCCGCGGCCCCGCGCTCTACTTCGACCTGGACACGATCATCTGCGGCGACATCACCCCATTGGCTGCCTTCGACGGACCCGTGCTGGCGTCCTGGGACTTGCAGCACGGCTGGCTCAACAGCAGCCTCCTCCGCTGGCAGGTCGACCTGTCCTGCATCTACGAGGCGATGGTCGCGGACCCGGCAGGCGTGCAGCGTCGCTACGACGGCGGCGCGCTGTGGGGCGATCAGGGGCTGATCCAGGACACGCTGACCGAGCGGAACATCCCCTGGCGCTGGGCGCAGGACGTGTTCACCGAAGCGGTGCAGTGGCACCCGAATCACCAGCGGCACACGGCGCCGATGCCCGGGACGATCGTGGCGCTCTGGTACGGGCACCCGAAGCCGCATGAGGTCTCGAGCAAGTGGGTCGACACCCACTGGCGCTGACGATCGCCGCGCGAGCGGCACCACCAGCCCGCGCGCGGGCAATCAGGAGCATGAACGATGAGCGGCAGCACCGCATACGTGGGGCGTGACGCCCTGTTGAAGAGCAGCGCGAACGGCGGCAGCACCTTCACCGTCGTCGGCGGCGTGCGCACCACGAACTTCCAGATCGGCAACAACCCGGTCGACATCACCAACGTCAGCTCCGGCGGCTTCCAGGAGATGCTGGCGAACGGCGGGACGCAGGCCATCAGCTGCTCGGTCGACGGCGTGGTCGTGGACAACACGGCCTTCGAGACCATGCTCGCGAGCGCCAAGGACCGGACGCTCATTTTCTACCGCATGGACTTCGCGAATGGCGGCTCGATCATCACGCGGTTCGCGGTCGGCGACATGACGATCCAGGGCGGCCACGACCAGGCGCAGACCTTCCAGGCGACGTTGGCTTCGAGCGGCACGATCACCTGGACCAACCCGACCTGATCCGCGGCGCCGGGCGCCCCAGCGCCTGGCGATGAGTTCCGCGCGCGGAGGGCGGCGCCGCAGTCTGGGGCGCGGCGCCGCCCACTCCTCCCCAGCCCCAGAGCATCCCCAGGAGCACACGATGAGCAACCGCTTCCGCCAGGAGGTAACCTTCCACCTCGACGGCATCGACATCCCCTGCCGGCCGACGCTGGCGAAGATCGGCGAGATCGAGACCGCCTTCGGGCCCGTCGCGACGATCTTCAAGCGCATGACCGAGAATTCGTGGGGCATCGGCGAGCAGTGCCGTCTCGTCGCGATCATCGTCCGCGGCTGCCCCGGCGCGCCGAAGCCGCAGCAGGCGCAGGACCTGGTCTACAACGCAGGGTGCTGGACCTTCCTCGAGCCCGTCGTCGCCTACCTGAACGCGGCGCAGGATTCGGGCGAGCGGGTGCCGGCGGAGGCCGCGGCGGGAAACTGACGGGCCCCCAGCCCTTCCCGTACCAGCGCCTGATGCAGCAGGCCTGCGGGGGGCTGGGATGGACGCCGGACGCCTTCTGGGGCGCGACGCTCTTCGAGGTCACCGCCGCCGTCGTGGGCTTCATGGAGCGGCGGGGCGCGAAGCCGAAGGGCGCCAACGCCGAGATGTACGACCGGCTCTACGAGATGGCGCGGGCGGCGCAGCGGGAAGAGAGGAGGGCCGAGCGTGAGCGGAACCGCTGACCCCCGGATCCTGGTCCGCATCGAGGCGTCCCAGGCGCAGCTCCAGCAGCAGATGCAGGCGGCGGAGCGCGCCGTGCAGGCGAGCGCGGCGAAGATCGGCTCTGCGATGGCCGGCGCCGGCGTCGCCTCGGCGCAGACCAGCGCCGCCTTCGCGCGCGCGACGGCGCAGATCCGGGAGAACGCGGAGCGCGCCGCGCGGGCGGTGGAGGGCTACGGGGCGGCGCAGGACGCGGCATCGCGGAACACCGGCCGCTTCGGCCAGGCGATGGGCCAGGCCGGCTACCAGATCCAGGACTTCGCCACCCAGGTCAGCATGGGCCAGAACGCGCTGGTCGCGTTCAGCACGCAGTTTGCGCAGTTCGCTGGCGTGTTCGGCACGGCCGGCGCGATCGCCGGCGCGGCGGTGACGGTGGGCGTGCTGGCGGCGCAGCTTCTGGGGGCGGCGGATGCGAACCGCCGGCTGGAGGAGGCGCTCGGCCAGGCCGCGGAGGGCTACCGGCGCGGCACGGAGCTCGGCGACCGCTACCGCGAGGGGCTGGAGCAGGAGGAGCGGCGCATCATGTCGCTCCGGAATGCCTATGCCGCGATGAGCGTCGAGCAGCGCGAGTACGAGCGCCGGCAGCTCGAGGCGACGCAGAAGGCGCTGGAAGAGCAGCGGGTCGCCGCGGTTCGCGCGGCGGAGCGCGAGCTCACGGACATCCGCCGCATCGTCGACCGGCAGATCGCGGAGGCGCGCGAGCAGACCGCCCGTGCCCGGCGGTCCAACCCGAACGCGCCGGCGGTGGAGATCGCGCCCGACCTCCGGGCTGGCCTGCAGGCGATCATCGAGCTCAGCAATGCCGGCGGGCCTGCGCTCGACACGCTGCTGCGCCTGTCGGAACGGCTGCGCGACGCCTCGCTGGTCGCGGGCCCGTTCGCGGAGGTGCTGCGCGACACGTCCCAGGCGCTGGACCAGTTGATCCCCGGCTGGCGGGAGTTGTCCACCGCGCTGCAGCGGAATTCCGGCGACCTGGCGGCGGTGGACCGTGCCGCGGCGGAGGCGGCGACGCGCACGGCGGCGCTGCAGCCGCCGGTGCAGGGCACGGCCGCGGCGATCGCCTCCATGGCCGGGGCAGCCCAGGGCGCGGCGCTGGCGATCGCCTCCATGGCCGGCGCAATGATGCGGGCGCAGTCCGGCGTGACGGACCTCGAGGCCGAGGTCCAGCGGCAGGAAGCGGAGCTCCGCGCGCTGGCAACCGGCGGCGTGGCCGCGCTGCGGACGGTGCAGCAGGAGCAGGCGATCCTGGAGCGTGTCGCGCGCGCCCGGGAAGCC